GCAGAAAATGAGGTGCTGTGATGGGCCAGGCTGATCTTCTCGCCTGGCTGGAAGAGCATCCCGGCTGGCATACGGCGGTAGAAATTGCGGACAGTTTAGGCCGGAATGTCTCAGGCGTCCGGGAATGCCTGCGAAAATGTAGATCTTGGGGCGAAATCGAGCACATGGAAGAGGATGGCAGGAGGAGATTTTGGCGATCGAAGGCGTAAAAAGGCAAGCTGGCTGGCCGAGAAGCAAGCCAGTCCACAGTCCGGAAAACCGCATCGGGCAGGCATGGCGGGCAGGAAGCGTCCAAGTTATGGCTGAGGACATATACGGAAATGTGAAAATGTTCGACCTTCCTGCCGGACATTTTCAATGTCGATATTGTCTGCATGTGCAAAAAATTGTTAGGGTGGATGAAAGGGGCTTCGCTGCATGTGAATCCTGCGGGACCGTCTACAACGACGGCCATCCGGAAGGGCAGAAAATGAGCAATCGTGCCAGGAAAAAATTACAGGGAAAGTTCCGAGCTGGATGTCAACGAAATCTTTAAATAACATCAACTATATTTTATCTAACGTTGGGCAGACACCTAGCCATTACTAGGTGGCTCAAAGTGTATATAAGCTATCGATTAAAATATCATAACTGAGGCTAGGCTGATCCCCGAAAAGGAGCCTTCTTGGACTCCCTGCCTCTTTTAATATCCAAGAGCACAACCAAGAGGTGCATGAAATGAGCGACGGATATGTCTACGTGGTTTCATTCGAAGACTCTATTTTGCGAAGAGCAAATCCATATGCGAAGATAGGAAAGGCAAACGATGTCGAAAAACGGTTGAGCGGCATTCAAACCGGATCACCGTTGAAACTTCAAATGTTTGGATACATCAAATCAGAAAGCCCAACAACAGCAGAAAAGCATATTCACAAGCTGCTAAAAACTGAAAATGTGATGGGTGAATGGTTCCAAGTATCACAAAAACTTATAAGGACTGTTCGAACCAGATTTGATGTGATAGACGATCGGCTTGATGAGTTGGTCGTATCGTCGGAAGACACGTCTGAAACAATCCGTATCAGAGAGTTGGAAGCGCATATAATTGAACTGAATAAACTTATTGAGGGCCAGCGGATGATCTTGAGACAAAATCAAGAAACGTTTATCAGAATACGCGACGCTGGTCTAACTACTAGAAAAAGTTGGCATGATGACGTGTAGATTATGAATCGCATTATCGATATTGATTTATGGTCAGACGGTGCAGCGGAAAGCCTCCCAAAAATCACAGTCACCGGCCAGGGCCTGCGAATCGAGGGCGAGCCGAAAGAGTTTGATCGGCTCTGCCTGATTTTGGGCGGTTGGCTGAAGCAATGAAACCTGATGAGCCACATGAGCTTCGACCGTCCGAGCGGGATCTACTACACGCGAATCCTCTGAAGCCTCCGAGCGGTGAGGATCGGCATGAACCGTTCCCAAATCTGTTAAAAATTATCGGCAATGATAAGAGGCTCTCGTAGCTGAATTGAGCCCTTCTTCCGGCCCGGCATTGCTCTTAGTCTCACTCCACCTTTGCGCCGGGCACAATGATGACGAAATACATGGGTGAACAGGCCCCCAAAAGGCCGGTGCTATACATCGCGGTTCCTTCGGGCGCGTCCTGTTCCGATATAGATCGCCGCACCCGCTGAGTTTCGGGGCGGCGTTTGCGATCAGCACAATTGGGTCGGTAGCCATCCCGGCCCGCTTCCTCCAAATTATTATATCGATAAGCAGCGACACGATACATATAAATAGTAAGCTACCAATTATCATAAGCTGGATAGGTTCGCTACCGAAAAACCGCTTTCGCGGGTGGTCTTCCAGCTATCGATTCCGCGAGACACGGCGCGAGGTGTGTTTGAATGGAAACCAATATATGTAAAAATGTGGCAATGAAAAGCCCTTCTCGGAGTTTCAAAAGGACAATAGACGATCCAAGGGCATAACGCACATGTGCTTGGTTTGCATGAATGCCGAAAGGCGCGAATGGTATCATGCTAAAGGAACGCATAGACCGATGGAAGCTGCGCGTGACAGTACTTCCTTTTTAGGAGTCCATATCGCAGAGCGTGTTCTCAGCAAAATTTTTGAACACGTCAACCGCATGCCGTATGGAAATCCAGGATTTGATTTCGTTTGTGGTAAGGGCTTTAAAATCGATGTGAAGAGCAGTTGTCTTAATATTTGCACTGATCGTCGGCTATGGGACTTTTCCATCAAGCGTAATGACATCGCAGATTATTTTCTGTTTCTGGCGTTTGATAATCGCCATAATCTTACTCCTATGCACGTTTGGTTGATTCCGGGATCAAATATAAACCAAAAGATAAAAGTGTCGATAACCAATTCAAAAAAGTCATTATGCAAATGGTCAGAATACGAACGTCCGTTGGACAGAGTTATTGCATGCTGTGACGCCATGCGTGAATAAGGTGGATCTATGTGCCTCTTTCAGAAGAAATTAAGAACGCGATCATAGATGATCTGAAGGAGGATCGACTTACCTTTGAAGAGATCGCGGCAAAGCGTTTAGGCGATCCAAAAAAGAAGAATGTCATTGGAAACATCGCACAAAAGGCGCATCTGTCGCGCAAGGATCGCCGGGGAAAGTCTCGCCGAAGTCATACTCCAAAAGTCATAAGCAACAAACCGACATCAGGAAAGCCCGTAAAAGTGGTGACTTTTGGCCCGGAAACGCGCCTCTCCCTCATCGATGAGGCTATCACAATTCACAAATCATTATTATCAGGATGCACCGACCCCTATAAAATGGATAAGTGGTCTGCTGCTCTCGAAAGACTCTTAGAGCAGCGTCGGACAGAAGAGCCAAAAGACAACGATAAAGAAAACGAACTCCTCTCAAAATTCACCGATGCCCTAGATAACCATGCCCTTTCTGCCCAAACAAGCGGACGTATACCTGGACTGCCTCAAGACCCGGCAAACCCTGATGTACGGATCGGTGAGAAGCGGAAAGACTGAGATTCAGCAGTATTGCACCTTGAAGGCAATCAAGAATCTCACGAAAGGCCATCCGCTTCTGATCGGAAAAACCCAGGGATCTCTACAGCGCAATTTCATTGTCCCTCTACAACAGAAATTTCCCGGTCACGTTGGATACAATCGCAGCACCAAGACGCTGAAGATCTTTGGCCGCGAGTGCTGGGTGGAAGGGGCCACGAATGAGGGCGCTGTTGAACGAATCCAAGGCCTTGAGACTCCGATAGCCATCGGGGATGAGGTCGTTCTTTGGCCTCAGAACTTCTTTGAGATGCTTGATACCAGGCTCTCTGCTGTGGGCTCTGTCCTCATCGGCTCGATGAATCCCGGCCCGCCTCAGCACTATATAAAGAAATTGATAGACCGGGAAGATGAACTCGGCATGTCTCTGGATGGCAGAAAAGAGCTGCGATCCTGGCGGTTCATTCTCGATGAAAACACATTCCTCGATCCTTCTTATATCGCTTCACTCAAGAAAAAGTATCCTAAAGGCACCGTCCTCTATAGGCGATTCATAGAAGGCCTTTGGGTCGCGGCAGAAGGGCGCGTCTATCCATTCTTTGATGAATCACCCGGTGCCGGATTTGTAGTCTCAAAAGTTCCTGACAGTTTCATCATGTACTTGGTGGGATTGGATTACGGCACATCGAATCCCTTTTCGGCTCAGCTTTGGGGTCTATCGGGCGGCGTTTGGTACTGCCTGAAAGAAGCTCATTGGGACTCCCTGAAGCAAGGCGGGAAGCAAAAAACCAACCCTGAGTACATCGAGGAGCTAAAGAGGCTTTGTTTCTGGAACGATCGGCCTATAGCGCCTCAAAAGATCCTAATTCCGCCTGAAGAGCCCGGATTTCAAAAAGATGTAACCAACAGCAGGATACCCGAACTTCGGCATGTGGTCGATGCAGACAACAAAATCATGCCTGGTGTCGAGGACCTGACGACCTTGCTTTCCCTGGGAAAGCTGAAGATCTTGAACAAGTGCGAAAACGCTATCTATGGCTTCAATGACCTGCGATGGGATGAAAAGAAGCAACAGCAAGGCATAGATGCGTACATCAAGGGCGGATCAGGCGCGCCGGATCACCCGAATGATGCAAGCCGCTACATTGGCAGAGAAGCGAAAAAGATACTGATGAGAATGGGGCTACTGATATGATCTGCATCCTTTGCGGCCAGGACGCCACGCGGCTCAAGCAGAAGCCCGTACCTATCCGGATATTGGAATTCCTGCCATACATCGGCCAGGCAGAGCCCGGTAGGGACACGCTCACCGGCATGGAAGCCTGTCAGGAATGCTATGAGAAAGTCCTGCAGAACAGGGGCAAGGCAATCAAGGAACTAGGAAAAATCGAGGACAAGAATGCTAACTGACCTATCTTTCATCGCTCCTGGCAAGCCCTGGCCGCCTGAAGATGTAGACGAAAAGGCCCGGCTAGCTGAGCATGCATTCAACCGTCAACTGTATAATAATCATCACGAAGTCTTCACAAAATATGCTGCCTACCTGGCCGACAAGGCAGACGATGACAAGAAAACCACTATCATCCTGGGGTGGCCCGAGAAAGCCACAACTAATTATATTAATCTCTGCATAGGCGATGATCCGGATGTAGAGCTGGATGGCGAGGACCTGCAGGACGAAAGGCCAGATGAGGAAGTCCTAATCGATGCCTCTCGATACGGCCTAGGCCTCTACGAGCCCACGCAGGACGGCATCTTCTGCCAGAATCCGGAAAACTGCTATATAATCAATGCACCGGGCAACATTCGCAAGGTCACTGAATATGTATTCTTCTCACAGTTCTCGGTCGAGAAGCAAGTTTTCATCAAATTCACGATTCACGGAAAGGGCTACATCCAGCACCTCATCTATGAAGTAAAGGAAGGCAAGCTAGGAGAGAGTCAGGACCTTGCCAGATACCCTGCCTATGCAGGCCTGCAGGTGGATCCAGAAAATGGGATCCAGAAAACCGGCGTAGATGACGTTCTCATTGTCCGGGTGGACAATGCACTCAGCAGCGAGAGGCGTTATGGCAGATCTGACTACACGCCCTCGGTATGCAGCCTGATCGAAGCTCTAGAGTTGGCATTCGCCAGGCGCGAGGAAGTCCTTGCGAAGTTTGCCAGGCCCGTTTTCCAAGCCCCGGAGAGCGCTTTCAATCATTTCAATCACGCAAAACAGGCGTGGGAAATCCATCTCGATGAGCCCATTCTTCTTGAACCCGGTTCCTTGCAGGCATCCTATCTGACCTGGCAAGCGGAGCTAGGAGCAGTGGAAAAGGCCATCGAAGACAAGATGAATCAGCTCCTCTACATGTTGGATTTGGTCAAAGTCGAGGAAGCCAACAAGGCTGAATCAGGGACAGCGCTCGCTCTGAAGCTGCAACCCACGCTTTCCAGGGTCAAGCGCTTTGCCAAAGCGCTCAAGAAGGCAATTCCAAAAGTCGAAGTTTTCTATCATCAGCTCATCAAAGATCCAATCGATCTCTCCAAGCTCACCGTAGATATCCGCAATGGCCTGCCCAAAGACCAGGCAGCGACCATTCTGTTTGTCTCTACTGCTTACGCGGGCGGCTTCATGAGCCTGGAAACGGCAGTCGCTACAGCGCAAGATTTCGAGATGGATGAGAATTCAGACAGTCCATTGCAAAAGGAAATTGCCCGGATCAAGGCCGCCCAGCAGGCCGCGCCGGAAGCGCCACAAATCACGCTACCACCGTTAGGACAATAAGGGCAATTTTGGCCCTCTGCAGCTCCGGCGCCAGAGCAAAAATTGGCACAAAAGGACACTATGACAGACCCACCTCTTTCCGATGCCCAGGCCCAACGGCTCATCAAGCTCTATGGCGAGGCTGAAAAGGAGATTATAAGCGAGTACAATCGGGCTCTCCTGAAGGGCAACAGCTTGAAGCACCTTGAAGCGCTGCAAAAGAATATCGGTATCATCCGCAAGGACCTCCTGGCAGGCGGGAGAACCTGGTGTGAAGAGGCAATCCCGTCTCTCTACGGCGAAGCGGCAAGCGCAGTAGACGCGAGCTTGGGCATCTCGGGCTTCGGCTTTTCTGGCATCAACCAGAGAGCTATGCAGATCCTGGCCGACAATGCTTTCCAGCGGCTCCAAGAGATTGATACAGTCATTGGCAGGCGAGTAGAGGACGTATACCGCAATCTGGCGATGGAGTCCGTTAGAGCGGACATTTCTGGCATGAGCACCTGGAAGCAAGTTGCTCAAGCCTATCGAGAAAAGCTGGCTGCCCAGGGCGTGACGGGCTTCGTGGATGCGACCGGCCGGGCCTGGAATATCAAGACCTACACTGAAATGGTGGCCCAAACGACTGCCAGGGAAGCCATGATCCAGGGCACGGCAAACCGGCTCCTGGAGCACGGGCACGACCTCGCCAGGATCACAGGTGGATCGTCAAAGCTGACCTGCCAAAGCTGCCTCAACTGGCTCGGCAAGACCGTCGGCCTCACCGGCGCAACGAAAGGCTATCCGACTCTCGCGGATGCGCGAGCGGGTGGAATTTTTCACCCTCGCTGCACTCACAATATAGCTGCAGAAATGGGTCAGGCAAGCAACGCACCGACTCCCTCAGGGGCACCAAAACGGACACCCCCCACAGATCCAATGCAGCCTGTTCAAATCGAGACCAAGACGGGAGAAAAGGGCGAGCCAATCCCGCAACGCGCCGCGAATGTGGGCGGAAAAATCGCAATCAAAGACGCTGCTCCGGGCGATTTCATCAAGAATAGAGATGAATTGCCAAAAGAACTACGAGCTTTCCTTACTCCATATACTGCAGAAGAGTACGAAGCAGCAGGCGTAAAGCTGAAGTTATACGAAGGCGGTGGGGGAGGATATGGTCTCAAAGGCGATGAATTGATTTCTGTTTTCTCGAAGCCCGGCAAACACCTCGGATATCAACTCGTCGAGGATGCCAAAGCGAATGGCGCTAAAAGATTGGATTGTCTGGGCGACCCACTTGTATCTGCTTACAAGCGGAACGGATTTAAGGTAATAAAGACAGATAAGTGGGATGACAAGTACGCTCCCAAAGACTGGGACTACGAGAAGTTCAAGCGGCCAAATTTATATTATATGGAGCTGAAATGAGCGAGGATAAATATCAGAACGAGCGCGATGTGGCGGAAGAGTTGTTCGGGTATTCTCCTTGCCTTCACTGCAAGCGTTTTATCCAGGATATTATAGGCGAAGATCACTGTCAAGCATTCTTAGATAAAATTCCGAATGAGATCTTCATGGGCAAGAATCTGCATAAAGAGCCGTATCCGGGCGATCATGGAATCTTATTCCTGTCAGATGCGTAAATCAATTTTTCTCAATTTGTAGTACGTTCTGAGCAAATTCTCTCTTAATCCGCTTCCAGCTCCAATTGAGCACTTAGCAGTTTGATATTACAATTATCTTTTCACAAGCACAGGCAACCGGCCTTTCCGGGGAGATTTTCTATGATTGCATGTAAACCAATACCCATCGAAGTGGGGGATCAGTATAAAATGGTCCGCAACGATCTGCTCAAGATCTTGGCGGATGCGAACGACTGGGAATCTATCATGTGTGTCTGGAGTGCTCTCGAGAATCTGAAGGGCGCATACGAAGATATGTTCTCCAACAAATCCTGCCAAGGCGGGCCTGGGGTCGTACAAAATCAGTCAAGGTGATTCGCATGGCAGATCCAGTACAAACACCACCAGCGGGCACGCCTCCCGCAAATCCATCAGCAGAAGGCGGGAATAACCAGCAGCAACAGCAGCAAGCACCACCGGCTCAGCCGGGGAATACTCCAGCGCAACCGCCTGCTAAAATGCACACAGACGATGAAGTCAATGCCATCGTCAAAGACCGACTCAAAGCAGATCGAGAAACCTTGGAGAGGGAGCTTGGCCTTTCAAGTCTGGGCATCCAACTCAAGGATGTCAAAGCTATCCTGAAAGCAAAAAAGGATGCAGACGATGCCGCGCGGACCAAAGAGGAATTACTTCAGCAAGAGCGAGATGAGGCCAAGGCGGAACTTGCCAAGATCAAATTGAATCTTCTCAAGCGATCCAAGATCGAAGCTCTCGTGGCTGAAAACAAAATCAAATTACCAGAGGGGAAAACCGTAGCCGATGCTCTGGATTTGGTCACTGGCGCGGATGAGGCAGGAATCGACTCAAGCGTGTCTAAATTGGTTGGGTTTTTCCCGCCCGAAAAGAATGCCGCTCAGGGGGCAGGAAATCCGGGAGTACAAGCAGCACCCAGTAAAAGGACGTGGAAGACATCTGAAATCGCCCAGATGTCACACAGTGACCGAATTAAAAACAAAGATGAGATCCTGCTGGCGATGAAAGAGGGAAGGGTCGTTGAAGGTTGATTTATGCCAATTTCTAATTTCGTAGGCGAATTCTGGGCATCGATGGTTCTCGATTTCGCCCAGAAAAATCTGGTTTATGCACAGACCGGTATCGTAAATCGTAACTGGGAGGGCACCATATCTCAGAAAGGGGATAAGGTGCACATCACCGGGCTTGGTGACGTTGAGGTAATAGATTACGTCGACGGCACCGACATGGCAGATGCCACTGCGCCGGATGATGCTGAAACCCTCCTGGAGATCACCGAGGACAAGGCTTTCCGCTTCCTGGTGACCGACAAGCAGAGCAAGCAGGCTGCCGGGGACTTCCTCAGCCCGCTCATGCGAAAGGCTGGATACCGGATGAAGGACAAGATGGATCAGTTCGTTGCATCCCTATACACAGATGCAGGCAGCTTGGTTGGGTCGGATGCCTCACCCAAGACGCCAAACGCCACTGCCGGAGATGTGCAGAACATCTTCAACCTGCTGGCGGACTGCGGCCAAAAGCTGTCTGACAAGTCCGTACCCACTGATGGCCGATGGATCATTATACCGCCTGTGGCAGAAGCACTTGTGATCAAGGAGCTGCACGTCTCCGGCGCATCTGCGCCCGGCATCGCAGAAGGGGCCACCGCAAACGGCAGGATCGGCCACCTGGCAGGATTTGACATCTATGTCTCTCAGAATGTGCCTCGTACCACGGTTGGCGGAGTATCAACAAAATACAAGATACTCGCTGGCACTTCCGAAGCCATTACCTTTGCTGAACAGTTGGGAATGGTCGAGACTGTCAGGCACCCGAAACAGTTCGCAGACATCGTGAGGGGTCACAATCTATTTGGCGCCAAGGTGGTTCAGCCTGACTACCTCGTGTGCATGACATGCAACTTCTCGTAGAGGTGAATGTGATGAGAAAATTCTTCATTTTTGGCATGATCGTCGCCCTCCTGCTTCTAGTCGGTGCGAATGCGGTCACATATACGGCGATCACCGCCGTAAGCTCTTTGGACAGCGAAAACGACTTCGCCCGCGCGCCCGGCTCATGGAACACGCTCCTAAGCAACGGCTCGATCAACTACTACGACTGGCCGGATGGCTATGACGTCTTGATAGTGGGCTTCAATTTCACCAGCTCCTACAACACGACCTTGGATTACTTCGACATCATAGCAGGAGATAACCCGCCGGCCTTCCGAGCATCTATTGGCAACTATTCTTTCGATGCCCCTACCCCGGCAGGCGTCTATTGGTTTGGGCCTCTGGAATCTGCCAGGTTCAAGAATTCTACCGGATACCTTCAGATCAGTTCCGGCTACATGGTCGGGAAGCTTGCCATCATGAAGGTGAAAGGATGACGGATAGTGGAATTGCACTCATCCTTTCCAAGGCGAATAACATCGTCCATGAGGTCCCGATTGGCTCTGAGGCGTACCGGCGATGCAAGGCACATCCAAATGAATACGAGGATGTTACCAAGCTGAAGCAGGAAGCAGCCAAGGCCGATCCCGAAAAGCCCAAGAAGCCGGAAAAGTCCGGCTAAATTATTTTATGTATAATAAACTTCATGAGGTATAATAATGGCAGTCGAAGAAGGCGATCTGGATACTAACACTCAATATTTGCGTGCGTTGGTGGAAGATGTTGCCACCATGGCAGCCGACCTTGCCGTCCCGAGAAACGGCCAGGAAACCACTAATGAGCTGCTCGAACTGATAGCAGAAGAGCTCGGCGGGTGAGTAAAATCGATGCCGATAATAGCAGAGCGCGCATCGCTGGATGAGGTGCTTGTGGACGATATCTTGGTCGTTGGCGTGCGGGACGCGAAATTCGTCTCAAAACGCACTCAGAAAGAGATCATCATCGACGATGAAACCGCAATCCGAAGGATGGGGCTTCTGAAGGATGCGGATCTTTCTCTGACTCTGCTTCATAGCCCTGGCGATCCCGGCCAGCAGGCGATCCTCGCCAGTGACCGGAATAATACGCAGTGTGAATATGTGGTCGTGAAGGGATCTGTGATCTTCGTAGCAATCGCGGGGGTAGGTCAATTGGGTTTTCCGAATTCTGTTTCAGATGAAAATATCATAGAAGTAGTGCTCTCTACGAGCAATGACATTTTGATTATGTTTGAGGGGATGAACTGATGGGGTTTTTGAATCGCTTGCCGGCCCGGATGGATACCTTTTATGCCCGGAACCGAATGTGGAGGAACAAAGGCAGCGACACCGCGGCCAACAGAAGAACCGTGCTCTCGCCCAGCCACGTGCTTGTGAATATCGGCGGCGCGGGCGCGCATGCTTATGAACTGGAAGCAGCCGTAGAGCTAGATCTCGATACCGCCGCCAACTGGGACGATGCGCAGTATGCGACGGCAGCCAACCGGGCAGGAAAGGACTTCTACATCTATGCCTGCGTTCCTGTGAGCGGCTATACGCCAGTGGTTGTCCTCTCAGCAGCGACAACCTATCCGGCGGGTTACACCGCAGATAACTCTCGCAAGGTCGGCGGCTTCCACTGCGAATGTGTCGCGGTCGGCACGATTAGCGGCCATGCTCTCACCGGCTACCTGGCTGGAGATATCCTACCACGATCTGTCTGGGATCTGGAGCACCGCTCCTCGGGCCCGCAGGCAGGGATGGTCTGGGCAGGCAAGACGGACTTTGATACAATCAACTACCTGTCGGTGTGGCAGGCGATCTATCCAGCGTCGAGCACGGGAGCAAACACGGCATCTGCATTCGCCGCTGCTGCGAGTGTCTCTCGTGACTGGTACAATTTCCAGAACGATCTGAAGGCGATTGGCGCCCGGATGCTGTCCGATAATGAGTTTACGGTGCTTTTCACTGGATCTCCAGAAGAGACGAACATATCGGGGTCGGCAAACCCAACGACATGCGGAGGTCACTCAGATACAGGCTCCAGGAGGATCATTTCAAACATCGGGGCAGAGGACCTAGGCGGAGTCTGGTGGACTTGGCTACAGACGCTTATACCGTATATTTCGGGCGCGGATGTTGCTGCTATCGAAGCGTATTCCTGGTATGATGTTGCAGGGGGCGGCGCAGGATCGGGGTCATTCTATGGTCAGGGGGGGGTTCCGGACGGGGCAGCGCTGCTCGCGGGCGGCGATTGGAATTACGGCGCTGATTGCGGTTCGCGGTCGCGTCATGCGGGTAATCGGCGGGCGGATTCGTATTCGAGTATCGGTTGCCGCTTTTGCGCGGAGCCCGCTTAGTCGGAGGTCGGAAGTCGCATAGAATTACAATAACATGAAAATGTTATGGGTTGGACGAGTTAAACGCTGATCGCAGGCGGCAATTGGAATAACAGCGCTAATTGCGGTTCACAGTCACGTAATGCGAATAATCGGCAGACAGATTCGAATTCGAATATCGGTTGCCACTTTTGCACAGATCCGGGAAAATCGCGGAGAGTAACTCCTGGCTGAACTCGCCAACCTTGTCGAAAGGCAAAATACACAACGGAGGAGAAGCGCAGCTAGTACATTGCGGAACGTTGCTCTTCTCAAAAACCATTATGAAGCGACACGGAAGTCTCTGGAGTAAGATAACTGATCTGAATAACATCTATCTGGCATACAAGAAGGCCAAGAAGGGCAAGAACTGGCAGAATACTATCAGTCGCTTCGATGATGACTTGGATGAGAACATTTTCAATATCAGAGACTCACTGGTCGAGAAGACGTTCACTACATCGCCGTATATCGAAAAGACAATCTATGAACCAAAGCAGAGGATAATCTACAAGCTCCCATTCAATCCTGATAGGGTGGTGCAGCATGCTCTAATGAATGTTCTTGAGCCAATATGGAATAGTCTCTTCATTCATGATTCCTATTCATGCAGAATCGGCAAAGGGATCCATGCCGCAAGTCGAAGGACCATGGACTTCATCCGAGCGACGGGTCCTGGATCCTACTGTTTGAAGATGGACATTCGCAAGTTCTACCCCTCGATTGATCACGATATTCTCTACGAAATAGTTCAGAGGAAGATCAAGTGTCCGGATACTCTCTGGCTGCTGGAAGATATCATCTACAGCATTCCAGGGGGTAAGAACGTGCCTATCGGGAACTACACCAGCCAGTGGTTAGGCAACCTCTACATGAACGAACTTGATCAATACCTAAAGCACGAGCACAAAATCAGGCACTACATCAGATATTGCGATGACTTCATCCTGCTGCACCAGGACAAGAAATTCTTGGGCCAGATGGCGGAAGGGATTGAGAGTTTCCTGGATGAAAAACTAGCTCTGAAGCTGAGCAAGAATGACATCTTTCCAGTTCGTCAGGGCATAGACTTCCTAGGCTATCGGCACTTCCCTGATCACATTCTAGTCAGAAAAACCACGGCCAAGCGAATCAAGCGCAGGATGCAGGAACTTCCTAGGCAGTTGGCCAGATGCGAAATTACGGCAGACCAATACCGATCCTCAATCGCTTCGACCAATGGGTGGCTCTTGTGGGCTAATAGCCACAATTTTAAGCAGTCTTTGGGACTTGCGCATGCCTGAAAAGTTTGGAGATTTCGCTGAGGAAGAAGCCTTTGATGGTGACAAGCTCCGACGACGAGATCCTAAACAAAGAGGTCCTCGTCACGGGCTACAAGATCAAAGATAGCCACCAAAAGAAAGGCACTCAGTATCTCACGATCCATTTCGAGCTCAGTGGTGAGAAGCATGTGACCTTCACAGGTTCTATTGTGCTAATGGATCAACTGAAAAAATATGAATCACATCTGCCGTTTTTAGCAATCATAAAGAAAATCAATAGGCACTATACGTTTTCGTGAGGCAACCACATGAGAGGATATCCAAATGGGCCGTTGACAAAGGCGGACTACGACAATTTGCTTGCCATGCCGGAGCATGCAGATCAAGCAAAAGCCGATCTGGCAAAGCTTGCCACGATCGATGATAGCAAAATCACGGTTGACCAAGGCACTGAAGAATCGCCGAAGCTCGTCGAAATCGCCAATCCGCTGCCTGTCTGGAAGCGGGCTGGGTTCACGAGCAAGGCGGAGCTGACTAGCGCTGCTGCCATCGAAGTAAAACCGATTGAAGAAGTCATCGAGAAGATATGAGTGATACTGCCTTTTCGGACTCGTATATCGAGTCCGATGCCGAGCTTGAAACCCTGATCGGCGGCGACAAGCGAGCTTCGGCTATCGTTCTGAAGGCAGCCGCGACAGCAGATCAGGCTTGGTATTGTGCCGAAGCGACCAGGCACATAGATGCATTGCCACTCAGGGGCAGGCGCTATGAAGAGCAGTATATCGAGAATGGCAGCCAGAAAGACGCCAACAGCGACGGACTGACCCAGGTGCTGGAATTCCCGAGGGTCATAGATGGCGAAATTCTAGACTATGATTGCGGCACGCAGCTACCGATTATCCCGGATTCGGTCAAACGGGCCTGCCTGGAAGAGGCTATCGCTATCCTGGAGTGGGGCGCATCCTGGCGGCGCAAGAATCAGGAGCAGGGTGTGACGCAAGTCCAGCTCGGATCAGGCAGCGGGCTCTCAGAGAGCTACCTGGCACCGACTACCATGCTCTCATTCCGGGCCAGGCAGATCATGAGGCGCTACACGGGGGCTACTATCAGATGACTCAGCCGCCCATCCCAATGGAGCAGGATGCCACCTGGAAGCAGAAGACGACGCATGACGGCTATGATCAATCCTGGTCTTCGACCGCCATCAAGTGCAGATGGGTGGAAAAGAGGCGGGTGGTACGCAATTCGCAGGGCGCTAATGTCGTTTCAGAAGCCACGATGAATTGCATAGAGGCGGTTCAAGCTGATGAGATAATCACTTTCGACGGAAAGGACTGGCCGATAATAGCCGTCTCCAAGGTGCCCGATCTGGATGGCGTCGTCTGGTTCCGAGAGGTGGCGCTATGAGCTGGAATGACGCTCTTGCGAAGCAGCTCGCCAAGCGAGAGGGGATGGCCGCACTGCACGACGCAGCCGAGATTATCCTGGCTGAATCCAACGAGAAGGTGCCACACGCCTCAGGCGAGTTGGAAAGCAAGGGCGATATTCTCGATCGGCCTTCAGAGATGGCAGTCGTCATTTTCTACACCGGCCCATATGCGTGCCGGCAGCATGAGGACGCGCTGCAGCACCCGGATCCCACCAATCAACATTCCCGAGAAGGCCGGGAAGATCACTATCTGGAAAATGCCTATAATGGCAACCAGAAGAAAGCGGTAGACATGGCGCAAAAGCGGCTGGATGCGGTACTGAGATGAGCGCTGCCGAAAGGGATTTTTGGGACTTGCTTTTGCAGGGCCTCAGCTCTTCAGATCTGGATTGGCTGAAGATACGCATCGAGCGCCGTCAAGCTGTGATACATCCCGAAACAATAGCCAGAAAAACTATAATTCGCAAACAAGAGGACTGAAAATGATAGACCTGACAAATACAGAATTGCCCCAAGATATCGACCAATATGCGAAGAAACCGATACCTATCAAGGCAATGCAGATCCAAGAGGAATTCATAGTCGACACCCTGGAAGGCAGGCACACCGGGAAAGCCGGAGATTATCTCATAGTAGGCATCAGGGGCGAAAGATATCCCTGTGATCGATCGATTTTCGAAGAGAGTTACGTCAAGAAAGAGGGCTGAAAATGACAGATTACAAATGCGCCGGCTGTGGGGCCATAACGGCCCTGCCAACGGCGTGCAAGAAATTTCTCTGCAAGAGCTGTGGAGCACCAAATACACCAGTCCCTGAGGATTTCGGGACCTCCGACCAGGCATGCGGATGCGTCCTACCAACTGGCTTCGAGTTCCGGTTGCCGGCGGGGGTGATCGGTGAGGGTGAGAATCTGATGTACATCACGCCCGATAACAGCGAGACTCTGACCAGGATAGAGTGGATCGAATGCTACGGATACGATCCGAAGGCCAAGCTGGAAGAGATGAGGCGGCGAGGAAAAGAAGGTGTGCCGGGCTTTGCCAATTTGAGCACTCTGAGGCGGAAGAAATGAAGCTCTTTCTCTCTCTCGTCCTGGTGGCCCTAGTGGGATCTTCAATAGCCCTACCATCCGATCTCATCAAGACCGCCCCCTTGCCCGGCAAGATGTCTCTGAGCGGCACCATGGTCGAATCTGCAAAAGCCATCGATGCAACCAACCCAGAGCTGGGGAGGGGAACAAGATGGGACATGCAGGGGATTGGATATCTCGATTCTGAGAATGAAATCATCGATCAAGACGCAGAGGCCCCGGTGGGCGTGCCCGAGAAGCTGCTCAACTTCTCCGAATCACCGCCCGCCGCCTTGAATAAAACGAGCGTGGGCGGAACTGGAAACTTAGAAAATATGACAATCATCAATGAAACTATGGTGTGGTACTGATGAAAGAAATTCTGATGCACGAACCGTACAAATTCTTCGAGACGGTATTGATCGGTGGTGCTCGCTACAAGATCGGATCGATGCCAGGCGGACACGAGCTGACAGAAGGGCGAGCTAAGAGGTTGATTGAGGAAGGCTGGGCCGAGGAGGTGGAATAGATGGATATCAGCACAGTAGACGTTCCTGGAGCCGTATCGGCCATCATGGCAATTGCCATAGCAGCGGGCGGAGTTGTAGGGAAGGCCTACATCGGCAAGGCGCTGGAAGGCCTGAGCATGGTGGCTGATGTTTTGGTCGATGTCGGGCAGCTCATGATCACCATCGCCAAGGCGGGCGAGGACGGCAAGCTTTCCGAAGAGGAATGGACTCAAATCAAGGAGCAGGCAAGAGATATACAAGCTCATCTCCTAGCGATGCAAGGCAAGTTCGGCACCATATTGAGCTGAGGATCTGGCCATGCCAGACTCCTCAGAAGCCATGCTCGCCAGGATAGACGAGCGCACAAAGAACATGGAAGCTGAGATCTGTAGAAAATGCAAGACAATAGATCGGCATGATGAAGAAATTGGCCGCCTGAAAATGCATGACTACGCAGAAATGGTGCTCATCGGCGCGGGCGTGGTCCTGGTTGGATGGGCAATAGCTGCGGGATTCGTGAGGGCGTGAGTCGCATTCTGGATGACTTTCTGAAGTCCGCCAAGGGCCGGCTGATCTTCATCGGAGTGCAGCCAACGCCGGGCGGCAACAAGGCTGGATCAGAGGGCATTCTAGAAGACTACGATGAAAAGTACGTAGTCCTCAGAAGCGAGCAATGGCTCATGATGACTGCTATTGATTCTATCATCTCATTTGAAATCAGATATACAAATCTGAATCTGGGCGAGGTCGTGGCGCCATGAAGGAAAACTCGCCGGGATATGCCCTCATCACCAAGCACGGCACCGAGGTCCACCTGGATCCCGGCCCGGAAGGCATCCGCAAGAAGCTGGATGAGGTGCTTGCCAAGGAGATCCCGCAATGACGCTCATCTCAGCCATCACCGCCGCTCTGATTGCAGGCGGCTTCGGCACGGCGTTCGGCACCGACATTTTCGCCTACCAGTTCCCAGCGAGCCCGCTCAATTGCGTCGCTATCATCCCTCTATCTGGTCAGGAGCCTGTCCACTATGATGCAACAGGCTCGATAGACTACCCCGGCCTGCAGATCCAGTCCCGGAACACGAGCATCAAGACGGCGGGCGAGAACGCAGAGGCGATCAGGCAGGCGCTCGACCTGGCCACAATCGGCGGCTATGTGATCTGCCGCACAACCCGATCGCAGCCAAGCAACGTGACCGGCTCAGAGGACCTCCAGACGGGCGGCGGGCCGGTATACCGATTCTCAGTTGATTTTGTTCTCACGAAAGTGAGATAATTTTGGAAGTGATACAGATATGGTACTCGCACCCGAAAGGGCCAGTTTAGGTGTCACGGTCGGTGGCACCGCTGCAAAGGGATTGAAGGACGCAAAGCCCGTCAAAAAGCGGAATCAAAAGGAGATTACCTGCGATGATGACGATGCTATTCGCAGGATGGGGCTGCTGGAAGATGCTGATTTGAGCCTGACGTTCGTCTACGATCCTGCCGATCCCGGCCAGCAAGCGATCCTCACCAGTGACCAGAACAATACTCAGGTACAGTACGTCGTCACCAAGGGCAGCATGACCTTCACCGCCACGGCAGGAATCTCTCAGCTCTCATTCCCAGGCGGTCCGGCAGATGAACAGACCATGGAAGTATCTCTCAGTGTTTCTGGTGGAATTGTCATCAGTTGAGGGCAGAGCATGACCCTTAATCCTCTTCCTGGATCCTATGTGCAGGTGCTACACGGGGCCGGATCGGAGAGCAGCTACTCCGCCGAGGCCATGCAGGAGGTGAACCTGTACTCGGCCCGCTGGGGCTTCAAGTCTCGCTATACTATCTATCGGATCACCGCCGCCGCAAAGCGGATCATGACCGATACCGCCGCGCCGGTAATCCAGAAGAAGGTACATGGCGCGGGCGAGTGGGTGACAATCGCAGCCACAGGATACACCGTTTGGTACGGCGCGGGCTACATCGAGATTACAACGCCGCTCAATAGCGATGATACTGTCCAATGCCTAAGCGGGAAGTATCTGACACCTACTATCCTCCTGGGATGCGCAGAAAACAAGCTCACCAAAAAGCGCACGCAGCAGGAATGCACCGTTTTCGGGAACACGTCGGTTCGTAGAAAGGGCACTATACAGGACTGGAGCAGCTCGCTCTCGTGCTTCTACGGGAAAGAGTGCGCCGAGGTCACGAGCTCAGGCGGTGCAGCCAACAGCCATATCAGGGTCATTCACGAGCCAGGCGGCCTGGCCGGGAACGGCGCTACCGTCGATTTCCAAGACACTGATGCAGCAGCCCTAGCGATCACCGTCGCCGATGATGACATAGTAGTCGTCCTCGATACCGATATGGGCAGCCCGATCAGCACCGCTCTACAGGTAGTTGCGGCCCTAAACCAGAAGGCCGAATTTGTGGCCCTCGGACTCCGGGCCGAATTGCCGTCCGGGGAGGATGGTTCCGGTATAGTAGCTGACTCCGGCCCGTACACCCTGGCAGGCGGCCTGGATGAGATCGACTTCGACACCCTCCAGGGCGAAACCGTGGCCTTCCGGTTCTATGGAGACTACATCAGCACCGGAGACATGTTCGTTGGCTTCGGAAAAATCGAGAGCGTGGACTGGCAGGGTGGCCCTGCAGATCTGCTGAAGGCTGGCTTGTCAGTGGTCGGGGCGAAGTATCCGCTCTGGCACGTAATTAGTTGAGGCAAGTCCGGGATGAAGCTCTACCAAGAGCCGAGCGGGCTCCCTCAGCTATACTTTTTAGGCTAGAAACATATTGATAATAATCAGTGAATATATTAGAGGGAGCTGGAAAAATATGGGAAATGAATCAGACAAGGGCGGCGTTGTCCGACAACAAAACACACCAGGAGAACCCGGCGCAGAGATCGTTCTCCAGGTATGCACGTTTCCGAATAGTATCGAAATGCTGAATCGGATCATCGACGAACGCGTTGATGCGAAGCTCAACAAGATGATGAACAAAATTCTGCGAGCTGGAAGGAAGTAATAATCGAGGGAGCTGAAAAAAAATATGGCAGTATCTACATCATTCGCCGTAGGCGATAAGGAATATCATCTGAGGTACCAAAACAAGCAACAGCAGGACATCAGGAACAACGGCCCCAAGAAGTTCTTGCCAGAGGGTAGCAAGATCAAGCGATTCCAGAGCCCGATGCAGATCTTGGATCTCATGGGAGACATGGATGTGCAGATCTACCTCATCGAGAAGGGGCTAGAGTGGGAGCAGTCTGGCTTCCCAAAGATCGATGCAGACAAGGCAGCCGATCTCAGGCAGGAGTACCTGGAGCAGGGCGAAGCTGATGCAGGAGAGAAGCAGGAAGCTCTCATGGAGCTGCTGGCTGATGCACTGGCCCTCAACGTGCTCGGAGCGTCCGCAAAAAAGCTTCAGGAGAAGGGGAAGATAGCTCAGGAGAAGGAAGCGGAGAAGAGCCACGAGACGAAAGTGGAGGAATACGCCCTCATCAACGAGGCTCGGATTCTCGCTCAGGCCAGGGCGGCCAAGAAGCTAGCGGACGAAGGGCTGGCTGGACCTGGGACGAATGGGACCGAGAAACCCCAAAGCTCTGTATAGGCCTCCTGGGGATGAGTGCTGAGGAATATCTCAGCTCAACCCCGGTAGAGATCAACTGGAAAGTTGAGGCCTACAATACCACGAGAGAAGAACAGAATCGGCAGACCTACATCCTTGGAAGGCTCTCCTCGCTCGCCTTCGCAAAAGAGTTTCCAACTTTCGAACAAACTTTTCCAAAAATCGATCCTGACACCGGCAAGCAAAAGCCGGATGCAAAGACCGCCAAGGCAATAGCCACAGCCAAGGCGCTCGGCCACTTCTGAACAATCAACTATACAATCAATTTTAGGATGATACTATCATGCTACAAGTAGGGGACCTTGGGGCCGTGCTCCGGCTCGACAAGTCGCAGTTCGACAAGGGGCTAGGCGAAGCTGAAGGCCGGTTCTCTAGCTTTGGCTCTAGCATTGGTGGGAAGGCCACGGCGATGGGCTCAGCCATCGGGGCGGCCATGGCAACCGGCGCCGTAGCCGCTGGCGTTGCACTGGCTGGCATCGCTACTGTGGGCGTCAAGACGTTCATGGACGTTGAGAGCGCCGCGGCTGATGCTGCATCCAAGATGGATCTGTCCGCGATCGCTGCGAAGAGTGGCAAGTCCATTGAAGAGTCTTTCACAGGCGTCAAAGAACATGTGATGAGCCTGGCTGACGAACTCGGCCAACTCAATACAAACGCCTTCGACCCGACGAAGATTGCTCAGGCATGTGCCAATCTGGCCGCTGGAGGCTTTGATGTGGCCACTGCCAGCGCGGCGGATCTCAGTCCGATGCTCGCCCTGGCAACGGCAACTAACTACGATCTCGATGCCTCTTGCGGCATGGTCATGAGTGCCCTGAATATGTTTGGAAAGGGCATGTCAGAGACTGGAAATGTCTCGGACATCTATGCCAAGGCCTGCGCCTCATCAGCCCTCGGCATGAGCGATCTGGACTATGCCATGCAGCAGGTCGGACCAACCGCATCCGCTGCGGGTGTTTCCCTAGAAACTGTAGTAGCATGCCTGGAGCAGTTTTCTCAGTCTGGCATCAAGGGAGAAAAAGCAGGAACGGCCCTCCGGGGGATGTTCAATACTCTCCTCACCCCCACCAAGACGCTCACCGATGGGCTTGGCTCTATCGGCCTGAGCATGGCGGATGTGGACCCAAGGACGCAGGATTTCACAGAAGTTCTGAAGAAATTGCGGCAATCTGCAGATGAGAGTGGCCAGGGATTGGCAGCGTTCACGAAAATATTTGGCGCTGAAGGCGGCCTGCTGTATGGGCTGGCAGGCTCTACATCCGGGATAGAGACATTCCGAAATGGGCTGGAGGATTGCACGGGCTCGGCTGAGAGCATGGCCAAGATGATGCTCGACAATCTGAAGGGCTCGATGGATGCCGCATGGGGGGCGGCTTCCAGCCTGGCATATCTCATAGGCGGCAAGCTCGCTCCGACACTGAAGAGCGCGTTCGAGTGGTTCTCATCTACAGGGGCCCCTGCCATCCGTTCTTTCATCGAAGCGCTTTCAGCGGGCGATTTTTCCGCAGCGGGCGCGCAGATAGGAATAACTGTCGAAAAAATCAAGTCCGCCGTTTCCGGGCTTGCAGCGGGTGCGGGCATTGCGGTATTTGGCGCGGGCCTAATGGCATTGGTTCCCGTCGCCGCGTCGATGGCAGCGGGCGTCATTGCTTCTGCTGCCTCGATGGTGGCAGGTACGGCGGCTTCTATCGCTGCTATGGTGGCCGCACACGTATCTGGCTTTGCCTCGATGGTCGCGGCGTCCGTTTCGTCGTGGGCATCCATGAAGGCGCAGGCTATCGCGTCCTGGCTGTCGATGAGGCTGGCAGCAGTGGCCAGCATGGCCCTAACGGTAGAAACTACTTTGGCAGGATATGCCGCTATGGCAGCGACCGCCGCCGCCAACATGGGCATGATGGCAACCAGCACAATAGGAAAGTTTGCCGCTATGGCATTGGGCGCGGTGGCGTCTGCGCTATCGATGGTGGCTAGTGTGGCGGCTGCATTCGGTTCAATGGCTACGAATGCAGCACTCAGGCTCGGAATGATGACTGGTGCAACACTGGCAGGCTATGCGACAATGGCAGCGGGCGCTCTGGCATCAGTGGCCGCGATGGTCACAGGAACGCTGACAGGATTCGCCTCGATGGTCGCGGGCGTTGTTGCTTCTGTGGCCGGGCTGGCCGCTTCCTTGGCAGCTCCGCTGCTCCTCATAGGCGCGGGACTCGCCGCTATCGGGCTCGCGGCGGATCCATCCAAGTTTACCACCCTCGGAAAGATTGGATCTGATGCACTCAATGGGTTGAAATCCGTAGCTTCCGATTGCTGGGAAGCCATCAAGAAGGGCGATTTCAGTGCGGTGGCTACCAGGCTCAAGACCGCATTTTCAAGCTCAGTAGATTATATCAAGAATATAAAATGGTCAGGCGTCGGATCGGATATAGTCAAGGCCATTGGGGCTGGATGGGAAGCCCTGAAAGGCTACGCAGCTACCGCCGGAGCGGCTGCGATGGAAGCTCTGAAGTCTGCCTTCGCGTTCGGTTCTGATATCGCAAAGGGGCTATACGAAGATTTCAAGAACATCGATTGGGGGGGCGTGTGGGACTCCCTGGTGGCGGCATGGGATTCTGCCATAGCGAAGCTCTCCGACGTTGGTAGCACTATCTTAGGATATTTTGACGGTATCGATTGGGGGACGGTCGGCTTCAAGATCGGAACCGCGATCAGGGACGCTATCACCGCGCTCGCTGATATCGGTTCTACCATCTGGAATTATCTAACATCGGTTGATTGGTCGGGCGCGGGAAGCTCGATCTCTGAGAAGATCAAGGGCGGCCTCGACAAACTGAAAGAATTTTGGACAGAGTTCAAGGCAGGGCTTTCTTCTGTCGATTTCGCCACGGCTGGAAAAGAGATCGGCGACAAAATCAAGGCTGGCCTCGGGCAAATCACAGACTATGCAAAATCCATCTATGAGAAAATAGAGACCGGGTGGAGCACATGGATCGCCTCAGACGGCCCGAAGAAACTTGGCGAGAGTTTTGCGCATTCTGTGGTCAAAGGGGTTGTAGACCTCGGAAAATGGATCTATGACAAAGTAGCGGAATGGTGGAAATCGAACGGAAGTAACCTAGGCACATCGATTGGTGAAGCCATCAAGACGGGGCTAGCTGCAT